GCCCCCTCCACCGGCAGGCCCCGTGGTCACAGTCGTGCCGCCGCCCATACCGGCTTGACCGAGGCCCGCACCAAATTGCGACAGAAGGTTGAACGGCCAGTTTGCCGCTTGCTGCGCATTCTGAGTCGCCGCGTTATTCACGTTTTGCTGCTGCTGTTGTTGCGCCGCCCCGATGTTGTAAAGGTTCTGGCTCGGTGCATAGAGATTCGCGATGCCCTGTCCCGCGTTCTGCGCGGCATTGAGCATATTCGAGCTTTCCTGCTGGTACGCAGGCTCGTAGATATTCGCTCCGAGCGTCGCCAAACTCTGCCCCAGTCCGTATTCATTGAGACCCTGCTGCTCGTTGAAGCCCGACGAATTGAAGGCCCCAGCCTGCTGCGCTTGCGCCATCAACGCGGGGTTGGTCGCGTACTCGTATTGATTGCCGACCTGTTGCGCGGCCTGATTGTAATACTGGTTGAGGTACGGATTTGGCCCGAGCATCCCGCCGCTCGCGTAAAGCTGCTGCGTCGAAGCGCCTTGGTCGGCAAGGCTCTGCGCCTGTCCAGTTTGTGCCTCGCCCTGCGCCATAGCGTTCTGCTGGTCCTGCGAGAACCCCGCGACGTTCTGATTCAAGGCGGTGTTGTACGGAGCGATTTGCGGATACCCACTGCCGCCTTGACCGCCTTGGATGCCAAGCCCCGGGATGTTCGGCAGATTCATCCCCGGAAAAATTTGGGACATCTGCTCGCCAAGAAACAGCTTGGCGTAAGGCACGAGCCACGAGGGCGGCCCCGTCTTGGTGGTCGAGCTTTGCGACCCGCTGCTACCGCCGCCCATGCCCATTAGTAGAAATCCTTCCTGAAGAAGTATTGGTGGACGCGATAGCCGCGACGCAGCACCCGACGCATCCATTGTGGGCGCGAGCTAATCCCCGTGAGGCCGCGCAAGCCAAAGCCTTTCGCCCGCTCGATCATCTGCGGCTCGATGTCAGGGAGCACCTTCCAGAACGGCGCCCCTTCGCACCAGATAATCCATTGATGCAGGTACATCGGCACGCCAATGAATTCGTCGTTGAATGCCTGCGTGACGATGAAGCCAACCGGTCCCTTGTTACTCTGGAGAATCAGGAAGCACTCGCAAATAATCTGTCCGGCCAGTCCTGCTTCGAGGCGATGACGGACGTGCTCCGGTTGCCAGTAGCCCGAGTTCTTATCCTTCTCCTTTATACGAACGAGACCGGGGCGAATGACGGTCGGCCAAAACTTCTTCACGGCGTCGCGGTCACACAAAAGCAGACTCCACTTCGGAGCAGCTTTCGCGACTTCGACAACGCCGTTGGTGTGAGCTTCGATTTCCATTTATGGGAACGCCCCCATCGAGTTCAGCCCGCCGGGTAACCCCGGAAGTCCTGCATTGTGCAGAGGACTCGGCCCAGTCAGGGTAAAATCGTGCGCGGCTGCGTTGGTGTAGAGCGGATTGACGTTGCTGATGCTGTGCGCGCCCGCCGCAGTATCGTTCGACACCTGCCCCTGCGCTCCGCCGCGATCGTTATAGTCGTCGGTGAAATGAACGAGCACATTCACATGAACCGTGCCGCCATCATAAATCAGATTCTTGGCGTCAATCGTCGTGTCTTCGTTAAATCCGCATCCCGAACTCGGAGCTTCGCAGTCGGACGCGAGTAGCGCCTTCGCCACGGCTCCGGCTGTGTACCAAGTATTGTTATAAACTTCTTCATGTTGCGGGCAGTGCGTGCCGGACAATGGTAGGCAGTTCGCATCGGGCGAGCTTTGGAAATCCAAAGCTGAACCATAGGCCACATTTTGCGTAATCAGATTGTCGCTGCCCACCCCACCATGAAATGAGTTGGCGATGTAGTACGCGCTTTGGCAATTACTCCCACAGGTTGTTACTCCAGTCGTCGCGACATTCTGAGTGATGGTTGCCTGAGTCGTCCCGAACGTCCCCGAGCCTTTTACGTCGATGCAGTTATGAACGCAGCCGGGGCCGACCGTATTCCCCTGAACAATCGGCGCACCCCCGTCGTAATGAACCTGAAGGCAGTTATGCCCGCCGCAGTGGTTTACGATGTTGTTGATGAAATGGACGTTATCGATGCCCGCGCCTTTGCCGGAGTCCTCGAAGTCAAGCTGGTTGCGATAGGGCAAAGTCGGATCGTCACAACCGCCCGCGACAATTCCGCCACCCACTGGTGCGCACTTATTATCATTCGCGGGGTTGGGGCCGAGGGTGGTGTTCGCCGCATATGCGCCCGGACCTGTATCGTGAAGGTTGGAGTTCTGAACGGTGATTCCCGGCATCCCGCCGTTGACCGTCTGAAAGGTGATGGCGTACTGCGTAGTATTTTTGCACTCGAAGCCATCAATCGTAATGTATTTCGCGGTGGTCGAAATCGCGTTTATACAGGTGTGCCGAGTCGAACCGCCGTCGATAATCGGCAACGCCCCGGAGCCATAGTTCCCTAGAATGATCGGATGGCCCGAAGTGCCCTGCATGTTCGTGATAGTCAATTCTTCGGTCCACGTATCGCCGCGTTTCCATAAGACTTGCGCATCGGGCGATAGCGAGGCTTGAATCGCCGCCACTGGACGGAACGAACACCACGGTTGGGCCGGAGACGTACCGAATCCTGCATCCGCAGCCGCACACACTCCACTCGGCGCCGCCGATCCATTGTAACCGCTCTGGTTGGAATCGACGTAATGAGCGCCACTCGGCGTGTGCGCCGTGAACGTAAAGGCGATGCTGCCCGTCTGAAATCCCATCAGGTAAGTCGCGGCCACCAACAGCAATGCTAACCACACGATGTTCATGGGTTATGCACCAAGCTGATTGCTTCGTTGCCGCCAGTGGGAGCGCCGGTCGTGAATATCGAGAGCCGCTGGCCGGCGGTGCAGTTTTGCGCGGCGCCACCAGCGGTCGTAAATGTCGCCACACACGAGGTCGAAATCGACAGCGTGCCAGCATTCGACCCGTTGATCTGAATCGTATAAGTGTCGGGCGAGCCGCTGGGATTAGTCCCGCAGCTTACTGCTGACCCCGGAGTCCCGCCATTAACTGCGAAGTTGGCCGGAAAGGTAATCGTCGTCGGGCAGGTATAGGCTTCTACCAGTCCCGTCGTCGGTACGCCGCCATAGAAGAACCCGACGCTTTGCGGACCAGTGGGTCCGGTCGCGCCCGTCGCTCCAGTGGGACCGGCAACGCCTGTTGCGCCAGTGAGTCCGGTGAGTCCAGTCGGGCCTGTAGGGCCGGTCGGTCCACTTGGTCCAGTCGCACCCGTAGGGCCTGCCACCCCAGTCGCTCCAGTCGGCCCCGCCGGACCAGTGGGGCCGGTAGGCCCCGTGGCGCCGGTAGCTCCTGCTGGCCCAGTGGCTCCTGTTGGACCAGTTGGACCCGTCGCTCCGGTAGGACCTGTCGCTCCCGTGGGGCCAGTTGGCCCCGTAGGGCCGGTTGGACCTCCCGCCGGACCGCTTGGGCCGGTTGGGCCGGTTGCTCCAGTGGCACCAGCCGCCCCGTTCGCACCCGAAGGCCCCGTTGGTCCGGTCGGTCCTGTGGGGCCAGTTGGCCCACCTGCCGGTCCTGAAGGTCCGGTTGGTCCAGTTGCGCCCGTGGGGCCGCTAGGGCCGGTTGGACCAGTCGGGCCGGTTACGCTCGCTCCACTAGGGCCAGTCGGTCCCGTTGGGCCGGTCGGGCCGGGAGCGCCACTTGGCCCTGTGGGCCCAGTCGCTCCCGTTGCGCCTGTGGCCCCTGTTGGCCCCGAAGGTCCCGTTGGTCCGGTCGCACCGCCGCCACCGCCACCTGAAGGCACCGCACATCCCATCGGCTCAAGTTGATTTACGAAGGCCCCGGCGCCGCAAGCAATCGGGCGCGCCGCGCTGGATTCTCCACGCAGAACCGCAATGCCAACTAACATGGCGACACCAGCCGAGATGACAAGATTAACTCCACCCTTGTTCATCCCGCCGCCCATTGGCCCACGCCAATATCCCTGAGTCGTAGGGCGTCATATTGGATAGTGATGTTCGCCGCGCCGGTTGTGTCGTTAATCGTATCCGTCCCGAAGGGCGTGACCGCGATATTGAAGGCGTTGCCGTCACGCTTGCTGATTTCGAGTTCCCGCCCTGAACCAGTTGCAGCGGGCAAGAGAACAATCGTATCCGCCGCGACTCCCGCGAACGCTGCAACATAAGACTCGGTGGCGCCGACGGTATATGGCGACAGGGTTGCGTCGAGCGTGACGAGGACGTATTGCCGCGGCACAACGGCGTTGTACACGTTAGTGAGATAGGTCTGAAGATAAAGGCTAAGGCCGCGCAACAGCTTGAAAGTATGCGTGAACCCATGATGAATGCTGTGCCAATCAGAGACCGGCGGCGCATTGCCGACGGTCGGCTGTACTTGCGGCGGCTGTAAGACCTGCTGGGGCACACTAGACCTCTCCCGTCGGGTCCATATCCACGGTGCCTTGCGCCACCTCGGAGGTCCCGTAAAGGTCCATGCGGTAGCGCACGAGCCGCCCGCTCACCATGCGATTGAACCAGCCGTCCTGGGAGATGGTCGTCGGGGCCTTAGCCACAGGCGCTACGCCCGTCGGACCCATCTGCACTAAAGGCGTAAGCCGCGCCGGAGGAGCGAAGGTCGTTGGCACCGGATACTGCGTAAACCCCGGTCGCACCCGCCGATGCTGATAGACCATCTGCCGGTCGCCAAAGTCATTCGACGTAATAAACACGCCCGACACCGGATTGAAGGGATTCAGCTCGTCGTACAGAAACAGCGAATGGTCGAGCAACATCAGGCCGCTATCGGGGGTCGTTGCCCCATGCTGCGGGTCTGGCGCTGGCGTGCTCAGCGGGAGTTCAACGTCGAGGCGCCCGAAGAACCACCGTGGCGGATTCGGGCGCTGATAGAAACCGATATAGCTGTCGAGCAATCCCGCCTGCCCGCGTGCCGTGCTGCTGCTCGGATAATGCCACACCACGAGGTCACGCTGAATGTCGTAGCGCCCCGCGATGTTGGCGATAAACCCTTGATTCAGATCGCGGAAGAACCATTCCTTAACGTGATTGGGAATGCGGTTGAGGTTGTACCCATCAAACTGCCAGAAGTCGTCAGGACCGACGAAATAGTCGTAGTCCCCGGTATTGATGACGCACTCATTCCCCGCGACCCCCACGGAATCCGAAATGGTTCCGGGCTGTCCAAAGTTCCATCCAATAGCCCCACCCACAAAGGTCGCAGACTGGATAGCGTTTTGCCGATAGACGGCGAGGAGTTGCCGCTTGCGCTGGACCGACGTGATATTGCCCGGAAGATTCGCCAAATTGTACGCATAAACCTCTACCGCGAAGTTGGGCACCCACGACGCCGTATCTGAGAGATTGCTGTAGAGCGTCTGCGAATTGGGCGGCACCAGAATAACCGCATAGTCGGTGGTTGCGACGAGCGACGAGACCGGCGGCGACCCCGGTAGCGGCGCAAAGCTGCCCGCGCTGAGGCGGTAGAAATAAGGCACATCCACGCCATCGACGGCGATTAAGTCCTGCCCATAGGTCGCGAAGCGCCAGCGATTCGAGGTGTTGGTGAGGCCCGTCACCTGCGGCTGAAAGATGCCGTTCGAGTCGAGCACGTAGAGGCCGTTCACGGTCGCGCCGACGACAATCGACGTGCCGAGCAAATACGCCGTATAGGCTCCAAAGGCGGTCGATGGCAGACCCGACGAGATGCGGGCGAGTCCCGGCAACGTGCGGAAGCCCTTCTCGGTCGGAAAGACTCCGCCCATGTCCTGACAGGCGCCCGGAGTGATCGTGTCCTCGTCCGGTGCGTACTCGTTGAATATCAAAGGCTGCAGGCCCATCAGCTATCCCGACACGCCAGCACTTCATTGGCGATGGTTTCGGGGTCTTCGCCCTCCATCTTCTCGCTCATCGCCGCGACCCGCTGCCCGAGCGCCGTCCAGTTGACGCCGCGCTTGTTGGCGAGCCGCTGCGCACAGGCGGCCATCACGTCGGAGCAGACCTTGGTGTTCACAGGTATTGCTTCACGAAGGACGGTTGCGTCATCGCGTGCGCGTTCTGCATCAGCTTCTCCAGCGCCGCCGCCTCGTTCGCGCGAAACGTCATAATTCGTGGCGAGTTGGGGACGGCAATATCCGTGTACTCAGCGCAAATCTCGGCGCACGTCGCGTTGATCAAGAGTATCCGCCCGTCATTGCACCAGAAGTTCGTCGAATCGGAATCGTCGGTCGGCGCAGCGATGGTCTGCATCATCGTCAGTTCGACGGGATATTGCTGGTTGGGCGTCGGAAAGATTCGAATCTGATTCCCATACACCGCGCACATCGACACCGGCAGTGACGTAAAGGGCGGCTGGAGCGCGTCGGCGACCAGAATGGTCTCGTAGTCCACCATCGGCACCACGATCCACACGCCGTTGTAGAGCACGCGGACATAAGTAACGCTCTGGACGCCCGCAGGCAGCGTGTAGAATTGCTGACCCGGCTGGGTCACGATGTCGTAGTTGGTTACAGAAGCGGGCGTGAAGATTTGCGGGCCGTAGAAGTCAATTCGCTCCTTCAGCATCTCCAAGACGAAATCGGCGGGCAGGTCGTCCCGATTGAGCCGGAATCCAATTGCGGACTGTAACTGCCCCCAGTTCATCCATTACGTCCTACTTGCCGTCGTCCTCGTGCATATAATTCATGGGCGGATTGCCCTTGCGCGGCGCCGCGCCGGAGACCTTCGGTTTCTCCAATGAGCGCTCGTAAACCTTAGACCGCTGAACGTCCATTGCCTCCTGCCCCTTGGGGTTGGCTATGCTGCGCTCGCGGAGATAGTCCAGGTCATTTTTCGGCTTAGGCATGATTATTTGCCATCGTCTTCGTGGAAGTAGTTCAACCCTTCGCTCTTGCGAAGCTGTCCCTCGATCTGGCCGTGAATCTTCTGCACCTCACCGACACCGGTAAGGTCTTTGACGCCTTCTACGACCTTCGAGCCGACGTGTTTCGCCTCGTCATAGACCTCTTTGGCTTTCTCTTTGATTTCGTCGAGCATCAGTAATACCGCATCACCTTCGATTGGGTCTTCGCGGGGTGCTCGCCGCTCTGCGTTCCCTCGCCGCCGATCTGCTCAAGCCCGCCGTCGAGCTTGTCGAGATCGTTGGCGAAGTCACCAGTCGGGGGCATTCCTGTAACCTTCGCGGGCTGCGAACCTGTCACCTTGTAGTCGGGCCTTGCCATTACGGTTTACTCCAAGGGCCTATCGGTACGGTGGGGGCGTGAACAGGGCGCCCCTCGCCCATATGGCGCATTCCCCTGCCGACGAACGTAGGTCCGCCAGAGTGCATCGGAGGACCACCCGGATTGGTTCCGCCCATGTCGCCAGAGGCGGGACCGCCGCTAACTGGACCCACCGGCCCAATTGCGGGGAATCCTCCCGGAGGCGCTGTCGGCGCCCCCGGCGCGACCCCTTGACCACCCGGATTGATGCGTTCGCCCATCGGCACGCCACCATTGGACGGCACGACAGGCGTAACGCCGCCTACGCCGCGAGGAAGAGGACTGAGCGGCATTGTCTTATTCTCCGCCCTTCTTGCTCATCCCGACGGAGTTGTAGTTCTGCGGGCCTTCCGCCATTTTCTTGCCACCAGTCGTGGTGACGTAGCTGGCGTTGTCCTGCATTCCAGCGCCGCCTTCCATGCCGGCCTTTCCGATCATCCCCATAGCCTTTGGGTCGCTGGGAGAGAATGTCGCCAGATGGCGCTCTTCGCCCATCGGGTCAAGGTCGTAGTTGTTGCCGACCTCAAGACCGCCGAACATATCCCAATCGCGCGGCGCGCCAGTCGTCAGCATCTCGACGCTAGTTGTCCATCCCGCACGGTCGGAATACGCGAGGTCATCGTTCATTCCGATTTCCCAGTTGTAATCCGGGAGATAATCGGTGCCAGCCTTCAATTTGAAATCAGCAGCCATAGTCGTTCCTCAGTCCGGGTAAGGCCCCGGTTTACGTCCTGTTAGCGTACCCACGGTCACGCAAAAGCCACGGTCGGCGATGTCGGCTCGACTCATCTCATTACCCGTCGCCTTCTCGGGGCGCTCCGGGTAAACCATGCAGTCGAGCCAGTAATCCGAGCCGCCTTCGAGGTGCCCGCCCAGCGGAAGCCGGTTGTGATAGCCGTCACTCTGATGGGGCGACGGGTCCGACTCGTGAATCGGCATATCGTTCGTCGGCCACGGATCAGCCTTGCCGATGCCGCCATCATTACGGCTCATTGGAGTCCTCCTGCGGCTCGCTGACGAGCGCGTGGCCCGTCTCAGAGACCAACGGCTCGACCGTCGCCTCGGGTTTCCCCGTCATGTGCTCGAGCATCTTCTCCAGCACGACGGCGATGCGGCACAAAGCATCCGCGCTCTTGATTTCGTTCGCGCGCTTCTGGCGCTCGTAGCTGACTGCCTCTGCCATCGGCTACTCCTAGAACGTCACAGCAGACTGCAAGAGCGTCTGCATCATCAAGTACCCTTTGATCGTGCCGGTGGTAGTCGCCGTATTCGGCGCGGTCGTGACCTTAAGCACGAAATCGACCACCGGGAAGGTGCTGCCCTGAGTCGTGTAAACCGCGCTCGCGAGGTACTGTTTCGGAACGACGCCGCGCACCGGCGCTGTTGCGGTCGTGCCGGTCCAGCTCATCGTTGGGTCGAGCACGCCGGTTGCGTTGATGCCGATACCGACCGCGCTCACATAGGTCGCCTGAAAGGCGTTGCTCGCCGCGTTGGTGTCGCCCAAGCTGATGCGTACCGAGGTGCCGGTATCCAGCGACGGGATTTCGACGTGGTAGCCAAGCACCAGCACGCCATAACCGCCCGATTTATACGGGATGGGGCAGAGGCGCACGGTGTCGTTGATGATGAATCCGGTCGCCGCCGTCCCAGTTGCGATGTTGAACGAAAACGGTCGGCAGAAGGTTTGCGCGACCCCCCACGGGGCACTAATCTGAGTGTCCCCATAGGTATCTGCGGTATAGGCTGTTGCCATCTCAATTCTCCCTAGCCATTGCTACGGTCTGCGGTCTGAGTGCAGCGTAGGGTTACTCCGTTAAGGGGCCGCGTAAGTCGAAATTACGATGCTGGCGTAGTTCTGCGCGGTGCCGCCGATGGTCACCTGCGGAAGCGCACAACCCCAGATAAAGCCGCCGGTCACGCGCAACTGATTGCCCGCGTCCAGAATTTCTTCGTACCACCGGACTCGCAGCGGACGCCCTTCGATGTTGTCGGCGGACCCGAAGGCTACCGCCAGCGCTTGCGCACCCATGAAGACCGCGCGGGCTACCGAGGTCGTGCCGAGTACAGTCGGCGAAGCGATGAGCGTCCCCGTCGCGTTCATCATCTGGTTCTGCGACGAAGTGCCCCACGGCACGTTGGCGTCGGCGTGCATCGGCACATTCTCGTAAACGCCGATTGCACCGGTGAACAGCGGGTTGCCCGTCACCTGTCCGCCCTGCAGAGCCATGCCGAACAGATTGCCCCATTCGCCCGCCTGAAAGTTGTTCTTCAGGTCGCGTACCTGGGTCTGGTGCATGAACAGAATGCCGGAAACTTCGATGCCCTTGATGATGGGCGGCTTGATCGGAAAGATAAGCGTGCTCTGCGCCTTGACGATGGCCTCGTTAATCAATTCGAGGTCCATGATTTCCTGCGAGGTCAGAGAGGCTTCATTGGCCGCGCCGCCCGACAGGATTTGGTGCGAGCTGTCCAGCGTCGCCGGCGAATTCAGGCCGGTGTACGCGACATTGGTCTGGTTGGTGTTGCAAGCCGCCTGATTCAAGAGGCCCGCATCGATGATGGTTTTTACCCAGTTCGCCAACTGCGCATAGGCCGCGTCACGCATCGACCAGGGGATGCGCTGTTGCGACATCTTGCCGACATTGAGCACCGCGTTGCGCTGCTGGTTGATGATGAAGCTGGAGGTCTGCCACGTCATCGCCGTCTCTTGGCCGGTAATCGGGGCGTCACCGATGACGCCGGGGCCGGTCAGATTCGGAAGCGTGTCGAACTTTACGGTGTCGCCGGGTCCCTTCAGAGGCTCATCGAAAAGTTGACAAATGTTGGTCTGGTCGCGGGCGTTGAGGCCCGGGGCCATGAGCTTCGCGAGAACGGGCGTGTGGATTGCTTGGAGGTAAACGCGGCGGCTGTAAATTACGACTGCGGCCGGGTCATTCGCAACTACGACGGTTTCTGCCATTTTCAGCGACTCCTAACTCGCGTCTCCTTGGCGCGAGCGTGAACAAGGATGTTGCCGCTGTATGGCCTGCGGTGGGCCTCGTCACTTCAACCAATCCGCAAGCGACGAGGAGCGTAGCGACCTTATCGGGGCCTATGCGCCTTACTCTTTCAGTTCGCCTCTCCACGAGGTCTGGGGCCTCATAAGGTTAGCCCGATGTTCTAGTTTTGATAGGAAATATATCTAGTTGTCAACGGTGCCTATTTTATGGTACCATTGTGTTGGTATGAAAATCGCCCTGCAAGGATACCAATGTGAACGCTGCGGATACCGTTGGCCTATACGACAGGATCAAGGAAAGGCGCAGGACATGGCGCCAATTCGCTGCCCAAATCCACAGTGCCGAAGCCCTTATTGGAATCGGCCCCGATCTAAGAAATGGGCTATTCGCAACGATTCGTAAACTTCACGCGGCGGGTGTCGATTTCAAAATCAGTTTTGAAAAGTACGATGCGGCGTTGACGCTCAAGCGACAGAACAATCCGCGACTCAGGAATCGCGCCGTGCCGATTCGTCAGAACGCTTTCGATAAGTTGGCGCTAATTCAACAGGTTGCTTGCGCGATTTGCCGCGAGCCGTTTCAAAGCGAACGAAATATTCGCGTCGATCACGATCACGACACAAACAAGACCCGCGGATTGCTCTGTCACAATTGCAACGTCGGATTAGGTCATTTCAAGGACAGCCCCATGAGACTTGAAGCAGCGGTCGCTTATTTGCGACGACAGGGAGAATGATGAACGCAAAACAGAGGCGAACTGCTCGGCGCGCAATGCGGCGGCACTGGGCGATTATCGATATACAGCCAATGCCCATCATTCACGCGAACATGCTCGAAACAATGGAGTGGGCACAGCGGCAGATTATTGCAATCTGTGGGCTATCGAAAGAACTGCTCACCGCGCATGAAACGAGCAGTCAAGTCGGCTTGATTGCTTTCAGCACGAAGGCCAGCCGGTCTTCGCCCTTTTGCAGATGAACGCACTCGAAGTTCGTATCGCCCAAGTACCGCAGATAATCGGCCAGCGTGGTCTTGCCGAGTTGCTTCAGAGTCTCCTCGCGGGAGAGATAGACCAGCGTTAGCTCATTGATAACGCGGCGATGGCCGGGGTCCCCCCATGCGTGGTCGCTATCGAAGCGCGGCACGATGGCGCACAGCAAGCCGTTTGGTTCCAGCACGCGCCAGTATTCGCCGAATTCGTGGAAGAACTCGCGATACTGACCCTGATAGCCGAGATGTTCCAGCACGTCGTAGGCGTGAATCTCGCCGAAGGTGTTGTCCTCGAACGGCAGCTTGCGGGAATCCACCGCCACTTCGTCAAGGTCGAAGATTACGTCAGCTTCGGATTCCTTGTAGCAGTCCAGCGTAGTCAGGTTGAGGAATTCCTTGCCGGTCGGCGTGCTCATGTCCTTGGTTCGCCGATGGCCGCAGCCGAGGAGCAATTCGCGGTAGTTGGTCATTTGGCCGGCCGGATAAAGATCGAGATTATGAGCAAAACGGCGACGACATCGATTGCATTGCAGATAAATTCAATAACGCGGAACTCTGTGCCACTCATAGCTTGACCTCAAATGGAGACGAGACTTTACCCAGCGACGGATCGTGCGCGAGGAGCGCCTGCACCATCGCGAAATCGATCGTCCATTTCTTGATGTGACCGAGCACTAATCCGGCGTGCCCCCACGTTTGGAATCCCAACTTGCCCGCGCGAACGCAAAAGCACATATCCTCGCCGTAGGCATATTTGCGCCCTTTGTAAGTGTACTGGTCGCGTCCGAACCACGGCCACGCATCGTCGGCGTGCGCCTTACCGACCACCTCCAGCACGTCACGCCGAATCAGGCAGCAGCCCATCCCCACCGCGCTTACCGGATGGACGAGGCCCATCTGGAACGAATCCATCACACGCAATCCCTCGCCATCCACCTGGGGCTGGAACCACACTGGCTGCAGGGCTTTCTCTTTCAACTCTCCGAAGTACAGCGCCGAGCATATCGGGAAAGAATGGTCTGCGGCGGTGTCGATAAGCGCGTAAATCAATTCCGGCGGGAAGGTATGGTCGGTATCGAGGAAGAGCAGATAGTCGTGGTCGCGCTCCATAAACTCGCGGACGACTTCGTTGCGGTTATCGTCGAGGTAGGCACCGCGAATCTTGATCACCTTGCCGTCCACAACGCGCCGGTTGTTGCTGTCGTGAGCGAGAAAGTTGAAGAGACTCGCCACAAACTCGTTTTCCAACGTCCCGCCGTGGATATAGCCGATGGAAATTTTCACCGATTGCTCTCTAAGCATCGCTGAATTTCCTGCTCGACCGCAGGCGTTAGCGATAGTTCTCCGTCGAGCACGCGCTGAATATGGCGATTCGCAACACCTAAAGCGATCCATTTCCGGTCCGCGACGGCTTGGTTCTCGTTCTCCGCCGCAAGCATAATTTCGTTTCGCTGCTGAATATAATCGTCGATGCTCATCTCAATCCCAGCCCCCAACGGAGCGAGCTATGCTCGTTGTGGCCGCTGCGCCGGAAGAAGTCGGGGTCTTTCCACGACTGTTGCGTGCAATGGATGCAATACGGCGCGACTCCGAACAGCGACCAGCCCATCGCTTCAGGCGGATTCTTTATCTCGCCGTTCTGGTCGCGATTGAGGCCGTGAACCTTAACCAACTCGGTGCGGCAATAGACGCACTTCGCCCCCGCCGGAAACGGAAACATGCCGGTACGACCGGCATTATGATGCGGGGAGAACATTACATTGTCCCCCCGTCGCCGATAATGATGATCGCTAACATCAGTCCCAACACGACGACAAATCCGGTCAGAATATCTCCCAACATTTTAGCTCCCCACCACTACTTCAGCGGGAAGCTGTTTCGCGACTTCGATTAGTGCGCGCCCCATCGCCTCGCACGCCTTGTCGGTATCGACGTGAATCGCGGCGGAACCGACGATCTTATCCACAGCGCCGGTTATGGGCGACTGAAGAAATATCGTTATGTCGAATTTGAACGAGCCGTCCGAATGCCGATACGGGCCTTTGACGACGAATTGCGCTCTGCTGAGGTCCATCAGATATTCCTGTAAGACTGCGGGTTGGCGATCATCGCGTCGAGGTCGGCATCGTTGAGGCCCACGACTTCGGAGCGGTTGCGCAGCACACGCGGCTGCGCGCCCGTTTCACCGCTCTTAGACTCGCTCAGACTATTAGTCGCCTCGCTGATGGCCTTCTGCTTGAGCACCTTCTCGCGCGAGGCTGCGCCGTCATCGACCGACTTGGCTGCCGCTTCGGCTTGCGCCGGAGTGTAGCCACGCGCGAGCGCGAGGTCGTAGGCGATTGCGGCGGGGTTGCGTCCGGTTGCTTCCGCACCCTGCCAGACCAGTTGTCGGCGGCTGGCGAGGTAGGTGTCGCGAGCAATCAGATATTGCGCCACGTCCTCGGGGTCTTGGTTGGTTTTAGCGGCTTCTTCCTGAACCGCAGGCTGTGCGGCCACTTTAGCGAGATGATCGACGTAAGGCTTATAGGCTTCATTCCCCTGTCGGCCCGCGGCGATTGCGGCGCCTAAACTGCGCAGCCCAACGGTGGCGAGGCCCGCGCGTTCCCAATCCTTGATTTCGGCTTGTTCGAGGAACTTCAGCGCATCGGGGTAGTCCGGCTTGGTTGTCTTGAACTCAGCTTCCTGATTGCGGATGCCGTCGAGTCGGTCCTTGTTGGCCTGCTCCGCGCGGAGCCGGTTGACTTCGGCTTCGAGGTTCTCCGCCTTGGCCTTCAGGAAATTGGCCGGGTCATCGTCGAACGCGGGCGGACTTTTCGGCGCTTCGGCCGGCGGCGTGGTCTCGCGCGACTTCTGCATATCCGCGAGTTGCTTTTCGAGCAGACGGACACGCTTCCACGCGGCGTTATCTTGCGGAGCGGGCGGTGTATCGGCAGGCTTGGTCTCGACGGGCGCTTTGACTTCCTCGGCAGGCTTGGCTTCCACCGGCGGAGCCAATTCGCCATCGGCTGGCCGCTGGCCTATATCGGGCGTCTCAGCTTCCGCCGCCTCGGTAGTCGCGGTGACGGGACTTTGGCGCTGCGCTTCGGCAATCTTGCGCAATTCGTCGGGGTCGGTTATCTCGCCGATCTTTTCGAGATCGAGCGATGCTTCTTCAGCCATCTCAGCCTCCTACTGTTTCATCGGCGCGTCGCCGAGCCGGTCCACGACGATTCTCATGCTGACGCCGCTGGCCGTGTTCACTTCGAGCACCTGCGGCGTGCCGTACAGCGCGGCTTCCATCTTACCCATCAGCGCTTGCAACTCCGCCGCCGTCCCGTTGAGCGTAACGTAAACTTTGGTTGCTGCCGCGCCGGGAGCGCTCTGCACCGCCGCTGTCATAATATCCATCAGTCGTCTAGCGCCACTTCCGGTTCGGGAATCGGGCCGCCGAACTTGATGCCCTGCGACTCTGCTTCCTCGATTGATTTGAGCAAGTCCACGAAGCCCGCCGTCTCGACCGAGACCGGCAAATCTTTGATCAACTCCAGGTTCTCTTTGAGATGGTCGATAGCTTCCTCGGCGGAATCGCCCACGCCCAGAATCACGCCCACCTCGTCGCTTTCCTCAATGGGGAAGTGATACAGCCCGTCGATTTTGCAGTAGTGGTAGAGCTTCATCCAGCGCAGCGCTTCGTCGGGGATTTCCAGCGTCTTCCACTCGTTGTCGATGGTCGGGTCTTTGGTCGCCTGCTGATAATGCAGCGTACCCTCAGCGGCGAACTTCCACAGAAACTTCGGTGGAATCACGATGCCGTTTGCACCGTGCCAGATAACGTCGGCGAGGTTGATGCACGTCTCTAGTTGGTGCTCGCCAGTCTGTCCCGGCATTCGCGGGGTCGGGTCGATGAAATACGGGATGCCGTCAGCCACGCGCACTTCGGTCGCCCACCAGCCACGATAGCCGTAGCCCGCGAGCACCGGCGCCATCTTTTCGTTGACGATGCCGATTTCGGGCGGGAGGTCTTCGTTCGATAGTAGCGAGCCTAAGTACAGCTCGTTTTTCTTCTCGTACCCCTGGAAGGACTCGGGCGGGTAGTCGCCGTCGATGCACCAGCCGTCGTAGCCCAACTCCATGTCGGATTCGATGTCGTCCTGCACGACGAAGGTGACGGTCTCGGCTGCGCCGCCGAAGATGACCGAGAGGCTATCGAGCGTGCGTTGCGTGAAGCCGGAAAACTGACGGTGATGCCACGTCTCCATGTTGCCGCGATAGCGATTGATTTTGATCCACTTGTTCTCGTTCTGCTTCAGGTATTCTTCGAGGGCGCGTAGCCCCACGATGGTTTCGGAGTGGATGGTGGGGAGACCGACAGAATCCAGCACATCCAGAAAAAAGTCACGATAAAGCTCAAGGTCAGTGGCACCCATGTGCCCCCACACAGCCTTGCCAATACTTTTAAGATGACGTTGGAGACTGCCAAAACCAATGTCAGGGAAAACAAAGAGGTCGATAGTGCGAAGGATTTTAGGATCGAGGAAATCATCTAGGCGCTCCACTTTGTCGAGACCCGTTCCGATGACGCAGTTGCGGATGGACTGATATTCAGTCTCGAACGGCGAATGGTAGTACACCGTTTCCATCGTCTCAGCCAGCTTCTCAGCGACCGATACGAAGGTGCCATAGTCCACGACGGCGGCAGTGACTTCTTCGACGCGCTTCATGGTTCATTTCGGATGATCAGGAGTTCACCGTCGATAACTGCGACAACTTTCTCTTTTTCCTCGGGATGTTCCTGCTGATAGGCGTCCCCCATGAGAGCGAGCGGTCGCCATTCCGTCGCGTAAAGGCGATTTTTGAGTTCGACTAGCTGCGGTGATGTAATATATCGTTTGTTCATTTTCGATTGCCAGCCACTCCGCCGTCCAGCGCGATGAACGCTTCGTCGTATTCCTTGGCGTCAACGTCGAGCACCCGCGCGAGGCCGTATTCCACACTCTCAGCGTACTTGTGCGCCAGCTGGTACGGCGCGTGAACGTCGGAGCCGGGGTCGTTCGTGATAATGCAGCCGCAGGCGGCGAATTGTTCGCCCATCACGCGACGATTCTCGTAGTCGGCGTCGAAAGCGTCCACGTCAACCTGCGAGATGCCCATGTGACGGCAGACGGTCGCTTCGAGCAGTTCGTGAATCGCGGCGAGATATTCGTAACGCCAGTTACCGACATGAGACACGGACACGATTAAGTGATGATCCAGAAATTCCCAGTCGGCCCAAGTGGGATATCGTTGATCCTTATGCTCAATTGTCCGCACAGCGAATAGTTTCATTTGCTCTTACCCTTCGGCGACGGGTTAGGCCGCAGCGCATCGAACATGGTCTGGAGCGCTTCGAGCGACAGCTTCTTGTCGCCCTGATCGCCCTGCCGACTCTTGGCGATCGCGTCGAGTATCAGCTTCAAATCGTTGTTGATAGTCGCGTGCGGGACGGCGCGCGCATCGGCGATCATCTTCTGCCCCTGCGCCATATCCTTGAACGCACGGCTGTGCTTGAGCGCCACGTCGCCCTGAATCTCTTCGAGGCTGCGCGGCTTGCCGCGACCGCCATACGCGGCCATCCCCTTTTCGGCCAACTCCTGCTGCTGCCTCGCGCCGTCGATGATGTCCTTCTTAAGCGACGCGCGGAACTGCGCCGGCATGTTGATGTAATCGACCAGCGCGGGCGAGAACTTGCCGAGCTTCACCAGAATCGGCGCGAGCGTCATAATCTGCTCGGTGTAATACTGGCGCATGTTCGGGTCGTTCTCGATCTCATCGAGCACGATGTCGTACTTGATGGCGAAGGGGTCTTTGGTCAGTTGGAGCGCCTGTCCGTCGAATGCCCCACCGACGCGAATCCAGCGGTCATCCGCGAGCAGCTTGGAAAACTCGAAAATCAGTTCGCCTTCACGTTGCCGATAGCGGGAGAGGGAGTCAAAGTCGCCCGCCAGCAGCACCATCGCCGACGTGAGTTGCCGGCGGAGCGAGACGCCCGGAGTGGTCGCGCCGACGTTGCCGAGCAGCGACATCGAGAGGCCAGAGATTTGCTCAGTCAGGTCGATGCAGAACTTCAGAATCTCCATCGAGCCTTGCGGTAGCGTCGGGATGGGCTTCGGCATGATGCGCTGGCCCTGAATCGCGCCCGCTTGCACCATATTGATCGCACCCGGGCGTGAGCCAGTATCTTCGATATCGCGCTTTTGGGCGGGCGTTATCGCACCGGTCTCAGCGAGATAGCCCCCTTTGGCCGATGCCCCCATGATTTCGAGCACCTGCCGGAACATGACGTTGGTGTACTTCTGGGTATCCATGAACAGGCGGATGAACGCAACGAATACGTTATCCGTCCGGTCCCACGCCCCCGTCATCACGTTCCATGTATAGCCCGCGTCGCCGGTCGGCAGCTTGCGCGGTTCCTGCAAGACGATGCGCCGCTGGAGCAGATATGCCCGTTTGTAAACGCGATGCGCCTGCTCGTCGTAATCGGTGATGTCCTTTCGGAACATCAGGCGGAGGCGGGCGCGGTACTTGCGAAAGTCGGCCTCATTCAGCCATGCGTCGTCTTTAAACTGCGGATCGAAGAAGTAGTAGCCCGGTTCATCGTCGTAATATTGCCATTCGAGAATCGGCACCTTGCCGGGTTTGGCTTCTGCCGAACCGCCGCCACCGCCCTTGTTGAGCGGCGCGGTCATAATCCACGGCACGACGTAAGGGATGGCCTTCTTGGCCCCGTAACCGAAGTCGGGGAACTGGTCCTCTTGTGGAGCGCCGCCCGCCGCCGCGCGCAGGAACAGCGCGTAATCAGGCCACTTGTCGATGGCCTCGTCCACGTCCATGTCCGACTCGCGGGCGATCCAGCGGACGGGAGACGTGGTGCCCAGACCGAGATTTTCGCGCCCGGTCTTGGGCCACCAGAATTGAAAGGGGTCGCAGTTGAGGTAACGAGGTCCGCCGGAAGGGTCCATAACGCGGGAGAGGCCGAGGTCGGTAATGCCGACACCCAGCGTTAGCTTGTTCTCGAAGGCCAGCGAGCGCTCGAAGCCGCCCTTGGATTTATCGATGAACCACTCGTAAACCTTGGTAATGAGTTCGCCCTTGACCTGCGCCTGCTCGTCCTCGACAGTGCGTGGCGCAAAGAGTAGCGCCTGCTGCGTGCGGCGCTCGATCCCCGCGGCGAACTTGACGAACTTCTGAATCTCGTTGACGGCGGTATTGGGGCGGCGTTGCGCGGCGAGGTTGGCGGCGTCGGTATCGGAGAGTTGGTGCGAGTGTTTGAAGCGGTCGTTTTCCCGCATATGCTCGCGCTGGCCCATGATGTGCGGCTCGGCGCGCGACATTTCGCGGTTGACGTAGCGGGCGAATTCGTCGATAGCGCCGGAACTGTAGCTCTCGGTACTGGTGAAGCCGGGTTCACCGCTCTCTCCGGTCGGGACCAGATCGAGTGCGTTGTCGCTCGGAATTCCAGACG